ATTAGTCGAGCTCACTGCAAGAAACTTGAAACACGGCCTTGGTCGTTGTGTTGGCCGCAATCATTTGACGGCTAGCACCAAGCTTCTCTGCAATCCCTCTCCAGTTCGTCGACTCCTTCTCGTAACGCGATAGAGTCACGAGGTATTGAGCACCCTTGAGCCGTGCAATGCCGGCGTCAATCAGCTCTGCTCGAATCGCCTCCTCTTGCTTCTCGAGCTCTTTAATCTGCCGGCGAATTGCACCAAGACGGTCAGCAGCGTTGGTCGCGTTTTTCATTTTCAACATGAGATTCCCTTTCGATTGTGTAGAAGAAAAACCGGTTTACGTCCGGCAACGGCTAGCTCAGGTCGAAGGAGATAACAAAAAACAACCACTCACCAGCTTGCGGGGGTTATACGGCCCAATCTGATAAGCCGCCGGGTCCCACCTCACCGCTTGGGCCATCCGGTATGACGCACTACCGACGCCATCCCAACTCTACCTCGCACTCGGCCTCGGCCTGCCCGTGGGCTTTTGAGAAGGCAGCATTATCACTCCCGTTTCCGGCGTGAAACCTCGAGCCCTCCCAGCCAGTGATGCAGTGAAACGCCTGACAGAAAAAATCGTTGTCCTTGAGAATCACTCGCACCGTCATCGGGTACAGGTCGCCCATGCTGTGATTCTGCAAGCCGCCCGTTCCGTTGTGACCACTCATCGCGTCGCTCATTGCTTGTCCCTCTTTCGAGCCAATCTCCAAGGAAGTCTCGGTTTGATTGCTCGGCTGAATTCTACCGATATCTTCGTCGGTATCAAGCGGTTCTTTGCAGCAATTCCGGAAAACTTTCCAGAATTTTCACGTCACCCGCTCAAACTCCCCATCGCTGGTCTCGCGATATTCGCGAATCGCCGGCAATTTGCGGGCAAAATCGTCATCCTGAACCAGCCGGGCCTCGCGGAGTTTTTGGGCCATCTGCAGAATTTGCTTGGGCGTCGGGTCCCCTTTGGAGCGGCCCTTCGTCTCTTTCTTCCGTCTTTCTCCTGTCTGCTCTCGCATGAATTCCGCCCAGCCGTGCCTTTCCTTGAGACCCTTGATTTTCGTAATGATTTCCAATCCGGTCCAGCCTTTGTCTGGCCGTTTCCGAATTGAATCACGGGCCCAGTCCTCAAGCAAGTCCAGAATAATCTGTGGAACCTGTCTGCTCATAACTCCCTCAATCGCAAAAGATAGGAAACACCCCTGTGACGCGGTTTCTCGTGACGTCGTAAATGCAGCCGGCCTGTTGAGCTGGCTCGAACGGAAAGCCGTTCTCTGTAGCGTACTCGCTCCATCCTATCAAGCTGCCATTTGAGAGGCAACGGTTTGTTGGCATCCCGTACTGGTGATGGTGCCCGATAAGATTCCACCCGGCCGGCAGTGTCTGGTCCTGACGGTAAATCCATTTCGCCAATGGGATTGTCAACCCTCCGACGCCGCCCTGATACCGGACCTGATGACCGTGGCAAGTTCGAATCGCAAAGTGCGGGGCGAGGTACGACATCCCAACGCCACCGGAGGTAATCTCCCACTGAAAACGCTTGCTGCCGAATCGCTTCGCGAGCATTGCGTAAATGATGGACTCGAATGACTTTTCCTTGCCATTCTTGAACCTCATCTTTTTCGTTGTGCGGCCGTGATTACCAACAGCACACGCAACCCGAATCGTCTTCAGGTACTTCTCCGCGGCAATCGTCTCGAGCCCTTTGCATATCAATTCGTACGCGAAGCAAGTGGCCTCTGCCGGCCCTAGCAAGTTCGTCTCGCAAAGTTCCTCGTGGATGTCTCCAGTGATGAAGTCTCCGCCGAGAAACAGAAACACAGAGTCAACTCGAGAAGACTCGCGGACATGCCGAATCATTTTCACTGTCGACGTCGCACACTTCTCAGCACGCCTCTCGGCAACCTCGAGATTCATTTCGTTGCGACCGAGCACTTTCGATTTTTCGATTCGCTCTTCGACGTGCCAGTCAGACCAAATGAAAATCGGGATAGCCGCGTTCGTTCTCGACTTGCTGACGTGAAGTGGCCCGTGGTCGACATTCACTCCATCGAGTAATGCCTTCAGGTCGACTTCCCGGTTAAGCCGGTCTATCTCTTCAGACTGCCGCTCAATCAGCTTTTTGAGCGACGCGACTTGGGCACGGCTCGCACGGCCAATTCGCTCGACTGCTTCTGTCTCTTGTTCGATTGCGTCATTGAGGAGTCGTGAAGCCATGAGCGAATACTCTCTTTGCAGACATTGATTCCAAAGTGAGAACAGATAACATCCCGGACAGCTCGAACGGATGGGCGGTCATGTTCCGCCATCTTGAAATACTCTTCCCTGAATTCCGCGAGCTCTTTCCTTTGCTCGTTCGAAAGCTTGTCATCCCAACTTGAATAACGCCGGCCGCTGTCAGCCGCCGCAGCCATCAACAGGCTGAGTCCCGTTTTCTTCATTCTTAACTCCCTCGTAATCGTCGCACGTCAAGCAGCAACGCTCCGCCTGACCGTACTGGTATTTTCGCTCGCAGCAAAGAACATACAAGCGGCAACGAAAGATTTTTTCAAAATTCTGCTTGAATCCGCAGAACGTGTTGCGTACCTCACGGAAGACTTCGCCGCGGTGGGTGCAGGGTGTCATCGTTGGTTCGCCAGCATCGTCCACTCATCAAATTTAATCAGGTCCCTTGGGGGGCCGACCCAGTTGTCGCCCATCAGATAGAGTCCGTTCGGGAAAACAGGGTACGTCAGGTCCCCGAACTCTTCGCAGACAAAACAGAACCGGAGCCAAGGCGTCGGCTTCCCTGCACAGCCAGACGTCACCCAACTCGGGGTGTAGCTCGTCTCGAGCGATTGAAGTGTGACGCCATCAACAATAATGTCCTGAATAATCGGATACGTCGCAGGGTAAATCGGTTGAGCGGCTAATCTCCATACATATTCAATTGTATGGGTCCCTGAGCCTATCTCCGTGCGGACCTGATTCGGGTGCTGTCCGAATATCCCAAAATCAAGAATGCCCTTCCACGGGCCGCACGGTCCCCAAAACGTAGAGCGAGGTGCCGTGTCTCGAATCGTCAGCTCGAAGCCTTGAAAGTGCCGGCCACCAGTTGGCGGGCCTCCCGGAAACAGCCAGCCATCGCGATACCACTCAAAGCAATCTGTTGGCGTCCCGAACTGAACATTGAAAAACCAGTCAGGGCAAACCGATAAATCTAAGTCAAAAGTGTGCTTAAAAGAAAAATCCCACTCAGTAAAGTCGAGCGAGAAATACTGCAGCACTTGCGGATGAGGCTTGCCGATGTCGCGGTTCGTTGCGTACCTTAACGCCCCGTCATTCGGAATGTACGGCGATGGTGTGTTGCGATTGTACGGAATGCTCGTGTGCGTGAATCGTCGTGAATCGTCGACATAATACTCACCGCTCCAGCCGGGAGGGAATCCGCCCGGGGGAACGATAAACCTCCACGCCGAAGCGTCGGGTGCGTCCATGTCGTCGGTCTTGTCAGCGAACAGCACGGGTGCGTTTTCGTTTGCGAAGCATCCGCAAAGCGGGTCGTGCGTCGGGTCGTCATCCCCGCCGCCGCCTCCACCTCCGTCGCAGCATCCGCAACCAAGCATTCCAACCACAATTCACCATTACGTTGCGTACAAAAATCCTGACGTTTGGTCAAAGTCTGCAGTGAACGTTTGTCCACTAGCCACGGTTATAAGGTAACCGTAATCAATATAGCATATCAGCTCATCGTTGGTTGCCGAATCATTATAAATGATACCATATCTGAACGGACCTATAGACCCGCCCGATGCCGTCCAGCTTGGGTCAGGGCTAACCATGAGTGTATAAAGCCCAGAAGACTGCCCGGAACTTGATATGGTCAGCATCTTACTGTTCTGAGTATATCCGTTTGCTGTAGACAACTGGCCAGTGACGCTTGAAAGCTGGGTCCAGCTAAGACTTGGAGCGTCGGTTGTCAGGATGATTTTCAACGTGTCAGAGCCGAGGTTGTGGACCTTTTCGTGCACAGCCTCCACGAAGCTATAGAATTTCGTTACCGTAGCCATAGTGTACGCCTGTTCACTAATAAACCTTATTCAAACCCAGAACCAGCACCAGCACCAGAATACCGAACCTCGCGGAATGCGATGGTTGTTGTAATCGGGCTGATGGTTGTTGTAATCGCATCGCCGGCAGGAGGTGTCGTTCGCCCTCCGCTGACCGGAGGAAGTGTCGAGCCCCCGTCGTTGCAGTCCTCTGCGACAATCAGCCAAGCCGAATTCACCCAGCCCGCAATCCCGTACCTGTCGCCATTAACACAAACAGCCGAAGAGGCCCAGTTGAATACCTTGATTGCATCCGAGCTCACGGTCAGCTGGCCGTTTGCGTCGAACGTCACGATATCACAAGTGGCACCGCCCATCAAAGAGCCGACGCGGCCGGGAATCCCGCCAGACGGGGCTTTTATCAATCGCAGCCCACCCTTGATTGGGTCGAGCCGGATAGAGGCCAGCTGGAGCGTGTCACGCTCAACCAAGCCAACGACGACGAAATTACCCGCGGAGTTCTTCTCGACAACCCAGTCGCCAGTCTTCGGCCGAACCCGGTCCCCGACAGCCAGCGTCCCGGTGTACCGGACTAGCATGTCCTCACTGAGATTGACCGCACCTTTCTGCCCGTCGAACCGGCTCGTAGCCCCGAACGTCGTTGAAGTGGATGTCGCCTTCTCTACGGTGTAAACAATCCGCCGCCCGCCGGCTTTCGTGTCTGTGCTGGCAATGGCAACGATTGAATAGGCCGGGACTGTCTCGGCACACTCAAACGGTCGAAGGTTGATTTTTCGTTCTGCCATCGGTTACAGGAACCTCACCTGCTCAGCTCGCTTTTGCCAGAGCTCTATCGCCTTTCGGCGGTCCTCTTGCCGCTTCAGAATCTCATCCTGCAGAAGCTTTGTCCTGCGGAGATATCCAAGCGTCCGGGCCCGGCTCTTGTCAGTGTTTCGCATCACTACCGTTGTAGCACCGCCCTCGTTGATTGTGTAGCTCGCCTCTCGTATCGCACCGTCAAGCTTGACTGAGATAATCCCGATATATGTTGCGGTCTCAGCGTCTTTACGCTTGAAGGTCTCATCGACTTCGGCGTCATACGTCGCGATGATTTTTTCAATCTCATCAATATTATTCGCTTTAGTGTCGGTAGCACCGTAATACGGGGCCGCTTCATCGACACTGACAGTGACAGTGCTGGCCGGGCTTTTCTTTGCCATGCCTTTCACTTTGCTGTGCCGGACTGGCAGTCCCGTCTTCAGGTCTTTAGCGTGACACCCGCACCGAAGCCAGAGACGCGGTCGCGAGAACGTATAAGTGTCTTTGTTTATCTGTGCGGTGATTGGCTGGTCGAACATCACGATTCCGCGTTCGTGGTCGATGTTCATCGACGAAAATGTCACAACGTACCGGACGTTCACTTGCTGGTTGACTCTGATTTTGTCAAGCTGCTCCCACGGTATTTTTTTAGGGTCATTGGTATTCAGCGAGCCAATGTCGCCGTCGTCGAAGAACTTGCCAAACACAACAGGCTCTTTTGCGTACCGTCGCTTGTCGATATCGTCAAGAATTGTTTCTGCCTGAACCGGAAGCAGCGGCAGAAACTGCTCGACATACTTCGGCGGTCCGTACTCATCGATAAACTTTTTCAACCCCTTGTTTGGTGGTCCACCATCAGTCACCGGGAGCTTGACTCTCCACCACTTAAATATGCACTTCTGTGCAAGTGCTGCGACTGTGTAAGCGTAATCGGCATCTTGCTCTGGGACGAGCGTGTCGAAGCCAGCCGCCGGGTCCCAGTCTTCCATTTCCGGCACGTAGTAGCTCAAGTCCTCAATCGGCCGAATCTTGCCGTCGACGTCTTCTCCGACAGGCTCGAGCTCAAAGTCTACGTTGTACTTGATTGGCTGAGTGATAAACCGAATTTCCTTCGGCCTCTCGACCGGGTCAGACTCTTGCCCAATCGATTCGATTTTGTCGTAATCAGTCAGCTTGCCACCGCGGCCAACTTTGTAAACAGCGGCCCCGCCTTTCCAGTTCGGGCACACTCGCAAGTCGAACTGCTCAAGTAGGCTGTGAAGAGCCTGAGCGGCAATCACGTTATCCCACGAAACCTCCGGGTAGACGTTCTCTGGGACTCGCGAGACATTCGCTTTATCAACGCCCATCGCCTCAAAGCACAACTGCACAAGCTCGCGAAGGTTTCTCTTGCTGTACCCGAAAACATCGTCAGGAGTTTTCTTTTTGCTCCCGGAAAGAACGAGGTCTTTTCCTTCGATGTCCTTGAGGTTGTAAGTCCCGGTGATGGTCGAATAATGCCAAGCCCAGCGATAATCTGTGGCGTAAAAGGCAATTACCTCTCCAGAGGAATTCAGCTGATAACTCGCCCGGTCGCTCAGGCAGTTTTTCATTTTCAGCTTCGTCTTGCCGTACGTTATTTTCAGTGTTCCGTACGGAGCAATCTTGTCGAGCCGTTGCGGTGTAATTTGAAACGACATCACCCCGGGCACAACTCCTTGGCCCATGCTGTACGAAAACGATATGACGTCTTCGACTCCGGTGTATTCGACAACTGCTTCGAGCATTATGCCTGAGTCCAAGTCTTATTGATTGCGGCTTCCCACTCAACGTCGCTAGGCCGGCAGCGGTTGAAAACGATTCCGTTCGTATAAGTCACAACCCCATGCGGGTCCTTTAGTGTCGCACCGGCGTTGACCGTGAAATTGGTTACTGTCTTCGTCCGGAGGTCTCGACTGAAGTCGACTTCCGCCCCGGAGGCAGCGACGATTGTCGTCACCGTCCCTGTCGAGTTGTGGATATACACCCCACCGTTCGCATTCAGGGTCGTTACGGTCCCAGCCGCTTTGACGTGCTCTCCGCCGCTCAGAGTCAGGGTCGTGATATTTGACCGAGTCTCCAGCGTTCCGCCAGCCTGAGTCACCGTGGTAAGCGTAGCACCTAGCCCGCACAGAACACTCGAGTCGCTCTCGACGTTCGTCTGGTAGCCAACACGAAGCGTCGGGACCGTCGCGGCACTGCCGGCGTGCAGGGCAATCCCGACAGAGCCTGCGGATACGTTTACCTCGTTGCTTGCGTGAGTCCCAATAAACTCAAACGCCTTTTCTGAATCAGTCTCAGGCTGTCCGGTTGATAATACCGTGACCGTCGATTGCCCAGTGCCGGCGTTGAGCTTGATTCGCGGTGAACCGCCGCCCTCGCCTTGCCCGACGACCACTTGCATATTCGTGGCGTCACCTGAGTTGCTGTACTTCAGGAACCGCTCGCGGTATTCGTAGTAGCCGTTTTCGTTGTAGACTGGCAATCCAATCGAGCCAGTGAACGAGGCGTCGAAATACACTGATGCTGGAGTCACGGCATTATTATCAAGTCCGTACAAGCAGCTCACGTCTGAGTCCGCAAAAATGACCGTGTCTCCATCGATTGGCAGTGTCGCACCAGACCAATTCCCGGCAACGTTCGCGAAGTTCGGTCCAGTGCATGCCGTTAAGTCAACTCCGACAGAACTGGTCGCACCGTCGAATCGTTGTAAGTCCGCCGCCCCGCCACCAGTTTCCGTGGTCGTTAGCGTACACGTAAACGGAACGCCTTCTTCGTCAGCCGTGCCGACGAGGTAATCGCCAGAGCGAGACCATGTAATCTCCTCAAACTCCGGGTCGTTTGAGTTGTTCAGTTCCGCGACGACATTATCAACGATGGTTGCTGGAGTCGCACTTCCGGATACAACTGTAATAGACTTGCTGCCGATTGTCACAATGACATTGTCATTGTTTTCCCATGTCCCATTAAACAGCCACCGAGTCACCTGAGCTACCGGTCGAACAGCACCAATCCAAACACGAGTTGCCATTATTTCACCAACGTAAACGAGTATGACCAGTTGATTCGAAACTCACGCTCGCCCTCGCGAGACGCAATCCGCGGATGTTGCCGGGTAATCTGCCGACGCTCGACGTGCTCGAAGTTTGGGTAGAGCGGCGGGGGTGGGACTGGATACGTTCGATAACCCAGAGCCGAGCCGGTTTGTTGTACCATAATCGGCGTTTCTCGGGCAACTTGCTGGTATATCGGCCTGCCGTATCGAGTGGTTCGGACAATGAACTGAGGCCCGCCAGAGCCTTGCCAGCTGGTTGTCTGGTCGAACTCGACAACGTTATTCTGCCCGCCTGCGGCACCGCCTCCACCGCCGTCGATGTCGTACGAAGCCTGAACCTCAATGCTGTAATTCCGAAACGTCGTGTACTCGGCACCATTCTGAAATGGATAGACGATTGCCGTGGCGACAACGCCCGATACCGTATCGCTGCTTCTCAGATAGTGAGCGGTCTGGTTGTAATTATCGTCAAGCAAGTATATGTCTTGCCCGCCCTTTGCGTACGCCGCTTCAAGGGCTTGAATCTTCGTCGTCAAGTCGCTGACTGAATTTCCGTTGAGCTGGCCTTGAATCTGCCAAGTCTCGGTCCCGCCAACAGGGAATCCGCGTTCGTTGATTTTACGACGCTTGGAAATAACGACAGCCGCTTCGTCGACCGCGTGAGTGTAGTTTCCGAATCGAAGGTACATTATCGCGAGCCTCCGCCCATTCGCTTGTTTTGAAGGTCTTCCTCTGTCATGTTGGTCGCGGTTGCTCTCGAAGCGTTTTCAATCGCCTCTTTGATTGCAACCTCGACTTGCTTGTTGCGTTCGTCAAGCAGGCTCCGAAGAGCGGGCTCGAGTGTTTTGATAAGCTCGTCGATTTCCTTGTCGGCCTTATTCTCGAGCGATACAACGATATTCTGTGCAATCTTGACGTCGGCTTTTAATTCACGAGCCTCGGTGCCGTATAAATCAGAGCCGAACTGTGCATCAGATATGTCTTTGTTGATTCGGTCCCAAGTATCCTTCGCACCGGGCATTCCGCTGGTACGCCGCATTGCCTCCCGCTCTTTCGCCTCTTCAACTGCTTTGCGGAGTGCTTCGTTTGTAGCGAGGCCGGATTGCTCGAGGGCCATCGCCTCTCGGTAGTTCAACTCACCGCCGCCCTCGGCTTTTTGTCTTGCTGCAAACCCGCGGCGAACCTCTCCGGGCTTTGAACCGAGAACAGCGTCAGTGACTGCCTTCTTTTCTCTCTTCGCGTCTTCGACGAGAGCCTTGAAAAACTCAGACTCTTGCTGTGCCATCTGCTGGCGTGTCTTCAGGATATCCAAGTCCTGCCTAGCAGCGTCCATCTTAATCTGCTGCTGAAGACGCTGCATGTCGATGATACGCTGGATGTTTTGAATCTCTTCTTCAGCAGCTTTCTGGCGAAGCTGGGCGGCTTGCTCGCGACCTCCCTCTATATGCTCCATGCTGTCAGCACTACCGCGAAGAAAATGAGACGCTCGAGTGCTCGCTGCAGCCTGACCTTCCATTGCTGCTAATTGATTCTTTTTTGAACGCCAACCCATCCCGGCAACCGCGTCAGCCGTCCCGGTAAGATTACTCGCGTCTCTCGCGAACCGCTCGCCGACGGTCGTTCTTGAATTTATCTGCTCGTTGTAGAGTATCCGCGTGACGTCGTTCTCAAGCGGCCGGCGTCTTTCCATTTCCTCGGCACGTCTTCGCGAAGCCTGCTCAGAGCTTCTCGCACTCCAAGCCTCGCCAACCGCACCAGTCAACGTCTCTCCGGAGGTCGCGTAATTAAACGCCTCCCCGGCAGCAATGCCACCGGCAATGCCAGCAACAAGTAAACCGCCAGTTCCTGTTGCAAATGTCCCGATGCCACGCATAGCAGAGCCGGCCCATCTAGCCGCTCTCCCTGCCATTCCTTTTGCTCGCCCCCACCATCCGCCTCCTGCAGGCCCGCCGCCACTGCCACCACCCGGGACTGATGGTCCGCATGACTGTGCCTTGCACACCGCAGCCTCGCTTATCGCAAGTGCCGCGTTAATTCCAATGGTTGCTGTCTTGACTTTTTTGAGTGCCTCTAGTGCACCTGTTATCGACTTGTAGACCCCGTGTATCCCGTGGAGTGCCTGAGACACTGACTCGATTGCTGCAAACCACTGCATCCACTTCTTGACAGTTGCATCGTCAGTGTCCATCGCAGCGGCGTACGCAAGTGCGGCAGATTTCGCTAGGCTTGTCAGGCTTTGGAATCCGGTCATAAGTGAACCGAAGAATTTCTGATACGCCTTGTTCTTAGCGGTAGTGTGCCGCTCGACCTCTCTTGCCGACTTTTCAATAGCGTTGTTGATTTTTTCGTATGTACGAACGCCAGTCTCGGCAGTTTTCTTTAGCGAGTCATCGAGCTTGTTAGTTTCGTCGTTGAAACCGGACAGCTCAGAGCGGACATCCTTTAAGCGTCCCTCTAGTTTTTCTAGCTCTGCAGTAGCCGCTGACGCCTTGCTGTGCTCGGAAGCAGCCTCTCGACCGAACTTCTCGCTAACATTACTGAATCCGCTAAAGGCTCTTTTATTTTCAGATGCTTCGGCAGCTCGCTTTTCTGCATCCGCCCTTACCTTTATTAGCCGAATCCGCTCTTGCTCAAGTGCGGCTTCTTGCCGAAGCAATTCCTTCCCACGAGCGTTATTCGCCTCTTGGAGCTGACCGATATCCCTCATTTCGGTCTTTACTTTTTCAAGATTAGCATGAAGCCTGCCGAACTCCGAACCGTTCGACGAGGCCTCCGCCAGCTTGATAATTAAATTCAGCTCTTTATCCACTGGGCACCGCCTTTACGATGTTTGCGACTTGCTGGGCGAGCTTCTCTTGCTTGTCGCGTTCGACCAAAATGTCGATGAGTGCGAGGCGATGAGAAAGCCATTCGCTCGAGCGTTGCTCTTCCGTAAGGCACGTTCCGCTGGTCGCCTTAACTTTGCAGTAGAGATTGTAAAGGTCGCGGTTCGGTTCAGAAAGCTCATAGTTATGAGCCTCGTCTGGCGACTTTTTCGGGCAACTCCAGCAAGGCGGCGGGCCTGTCCGCTCAATCGGCTTCCCGTGTCGAAACTCCCGCTTCCCGCGTTGGTCGTAAACCCATCGTTTACAATCAGCACAGGAGCGGGTAGCGACTTCTGGGTGCCTGAAGAGCGTTGTCAGCCCGCTCGTCAGTTTTTTAGTCGAGCCTCTTCGACCGCGTCGTTCAGGTTTGTGCCATCCATCGCACTGACAACCTCAGTCCGGTCCAGCTCAAGCTTGACCTCGACCGGTTCGCCCGGGTCGCTGTCGCTTCCGCGGGTGCCGTAAATGGCAATCGCCTGAATGTCGTTGAATAGCCGGAATTTCAAGCGAAGGATATTCTTCGCTGTGATTGGGACCATTGTTCCGTCAGGTTTGGTCAGGTCCCACTTCCGCAGAATCTTCTCCAGCTCCATTGCAGTGACTCGGTCTTGCTGGGCCCGGTCCTTGCACTTTTCCATCTTGTCGAGAAACAGGGACCGCTCCTCGACAAGCAGCGGCTGGAAGCTGAAGTGGACGCCACCGTGAATTCCTTCAGCTGGTGCCAAGTATCCGTCTTCAGTCCCGTCAATAAAAGCTCCACTCACACTTCACCTCAAAATTACGGAGTGCTGTCGTTAGCGAACGACACCTCCATAGTGCTGCCCTTCTTGTATGCCGTGAAGGTCAAAGGCAGCAGCATTTCATTTCCGCGACTTCCGGAAACGGGAGACGTGTTGTCCGCTTTCAAATTACCAAACGTCATAGTCAATGATACGGTGCCGTTTGTGATTGTCAAAGTCGCACCGTCGATACCAGCCTCGCTGATATTGCCAAACGCACTGAGCGTATTCGAGCTGTACGGAACAGCGAGACGCAAGCCAACCTGCCGGTCGCCTGCTGGAATTCGTCGGCGATAAAGCGAGTTCATCTGGCGGTCTGTAATCAGGCCGTTGTCAAGAACCAGCTCGAAGTCCCGGATTTCGTAGCTGTTCCCGCCGTACGCGAAAACCGCTTCACTGAAAACGTACGGTTCCTTGTCGTCAATGGCCGTGATAGTCCCCGGGAATGAACTAGCAGAAACGGTTTCGTTCTTGCCTTCGATGTCCAGAGAAACGCCAATCAATCCGCCTTGGCTTCCGCGAATTGTCATCCGGCCAATCTTGCAGCCGCTGTACATGAATCGATTGCCGGTTCGGTCGACGATAATTCCAATCGTCGGAACCTGTTCGGTGAGAGCAAACGGAGTCGATGCGGTTCCCGTGACGAAGTACAGAATCGAGTTGAGCTCGACCGGAGTCGGGGTCATTTCAATGGACCCGCGGACAACGTGTGCAACCTGCCGGACACGCTCGTGATTGCGAGAACGAGTCCCGCGAATGCCGCCGTTGTAAGCAAAGCCATCAACCTTTCCAAGGCTCTCGGAAAGGAATTCGATTTGAAGTGCTGACGCGAAGTCGCCAACCGCAACCGAGCCGTCGTACGCAAGATTGTCGGTTACTTCGTCAACGTCCCCCGTGCCTTCGAGTTGCCAAGCAAGCTTGCTGTTCGTCGAGATTGAAACGTCACCGTAAATTTCAGCCATTACAAACCTCGCGTTTGGCGAGCCTCACAACGTATAGTCAGCGAGCATTGAAATAAGTTATTCCAGACAGCCGACGGACTGATGACTGGGCCGGGCTCAACCTTTGTGCGGTGAGCATTCCAGTCGCCACCAGTGACGAGTTGCTGGTCCCCTCGAAACGCCTTTGCAATCAACTCCCGCCACAACAGGAATTTATTGAGATTCGTTTCTGACAGGTCTTGATTGTTCTTGGCGAGAATCGACACGAGCACTGGATACCCAATGTCATCGCGTACGTTCGTCCCGCCGGGTAATTGTTCTGTTCCGAGTGGAGACACTATCACTGCTGGGTAAGGATACGTCTCGGAATCGTGACCACGTTCTGTCGGAATTTTTCTGATAAGTACGTTAGAGCCGACGTCTGCGAGGTTGACTGCGATTATGCGAGCCTGTATTGCCTGTAACAGCAGGAAGTGAATCGAATCAGAGCCGGAAGTTGTCGCGAAATACTCAACAGAGGATATCGAATCAACACCTCCCGACGAAGAGACAACATACCCGAAAAAGTGGCCGGGGTCCAAGTTCAACGAAACATTGCCATTTCCGAGCCTTGCACTTCCAAGCGTCCAGACGCCGTCGCTGCCCAGACCGCCGGTAAAACGCTGGGTGTAAACAGAGTGGCTGTCCAGCACTCCGCCGCCGGCTATCGCAACGGTCGCCCCCGTGCCGTCTTCGTTATCTGTCCAAGTGTAGGTGGTCGGCATTATCTATTCTCGGGGAGCTTGCTCAAAATGTAGTAATACACAGTCTCCATTATCTTATCCACGGTGTCCTGCCGAAGATACATGAATTCGCGAGCCGGGATTGTACTGGTCCCGAAATTCTGTGCCGCCGCGTACTCGAGGTCGACCGTCGCTGTGATGCCACGTTCGGTCAAAAGGTAATTGCTCTGGTTGCTGACTTCTGATAACAGCTCTCCGCTGTCAATCAGCAGGTCGTGCGGGCCCATTGCGGCAACGGTGGCCGGCGAGTGCTCGGGCCAAGGGTTTCCGTCGGAGTCGACTTGGTCCGAGAAAATCTGCCAGAAATTGTCCTCGAGGTGATACGCAACCTCTTTCCAAGCCGGCTTGAAATCGCCCTGCTTCAAAAAGCCCTCAAATGCGTTCAGGACCTCGATACCCTTTTCAAGGTCCATTTCCATTATCGCATCCTCGAACAGTTCAGGACATGCCGGTTGCCCATCATTGAGGTTGAGATACCGTCGACAATCCACGCCTCGCCATTATCGCCTGCCGAAGCAGGGATGGTCAGCTTGTCGCCAATCCGCGGGGCAGTGATGGAGTATCGATTAAGCTCTTTCTGCCACACCGCGAAGTTCCGCCGGTTGTTGATTGCGAACGACGCCGGCTCTTTTGTGTCCTCGCGAGTCAACGGACGGACTTCAATCTCCCCGATGTCAACTCCAGCCTCATACGAGCTCGAGCCGGTCCTTCGGTAGTACCGCCCGGTAGTCTTGCAGTCCTTCGGGAGCATCCCGGGAATTCGTGCTAGGCTCGTGCTATCCATTAAAACACCACGTCTGTGATTGAGGCCATGAGTGATTTAATCGTCGCGTAATCGCCCGGGGACTCTTGCTTGAGCGAGTAGCTGTAGTATTCGAATGACTCGCTCGAGAAATCGAGCCCTGCATTCGCAACAGTCTTGGCAATTTGCCTCGCAAGCAGAATCGCCAACAGCTTGTGGTCTCCCGGGACCACGTTCGTTGAACCGTCAAAACCGGCCGTGTAAGTGACCTTGATATTTCCGATTCCCGGAAGGTGCGAGCCCACCAAGTCGGCACCGTACTTTTTGATGTAGTTCGACCATACCATTCCGATACGGTGAACGATGCCAGTCTCTGAGAAGTTCGCCCGAGAGATATCCAAGGCGTAGTCAACGCCGCTTGTCAATAACGTCGACGCAGCGAATGCACCAGAAGCGGAACCGTAGTATCCACTGTCGTCGACGTATATTGAAGCAATGGCAGTCACTGGCCTGTACCGAAGCACAAGCGTCGTCAATCCGCTCCCGCTGTAATACTCAGTCAGGGCCTGAGACGAATACAAATAACGGCTTGCGTTTGAGATAATCGATTCAGCTTTTGAGATTGCCGATTCAATTACCGCATCGTCAGCCGTTCCGCTGATTTGCAGCATTGCCTTGTATTCAGCGAGCGTGACGATAGCCATTGATTAGCGGGTGACAAAAACCCGGCCTTCTCGAGAGGTCAGAGCACTGCGAAGGGCTTGCCGGTACTTGTCCGGTACGTCCAACCCGAGCTCGTGACGTGACAGGTAAAAGGACTGATTGACCGGGTGGTCAACGCTCTTGTTTGGAGCGTAAGAGTACGGGTCGCCCTGCGATTCCATCCAGACTGGCTCGCCGGCGTCGTTGTACATCGGCTGTTCCGTTACCGGGTCCCAGCTGTGAATCCAGATTGTAATCTTGCGATTCTTCGGCTCAGCAAATACCTTGCCGCCGGACTTCAGCCGCTTGGCCTCGTCACAGAAAACCTTGGCAGCGGCGAATGCCTTGGCCGCAACAGCTTCAGTCTCGTAGCCAGTGTTGCTTGAGAGCATTGCCCCGAACAGCGTCAGGGCCACTGGCTCGAGTTCTGAAACGTTGAGAGTCTCTTTCGGCTGCGAGCCGTTCTTGTTGTCGTTCGACATTTTCGTCCTCGAAAGCTTTCCACAAAGCGGGCGGCAGCGTTTCGCCGCCCTTCACTTCATGGAATTTACGAAAACTACGCGGTGTCAAACAACCCCAAGTCAACCAAGGCCTGAACCACATTAGATGTTGCAGCCCAGTTGCTGTAGTTAGCCTTTGCCCGCTGCACAACCGGAGTCTTGCCGTAAAAACCCAGCTTTTGAGACGCGGCAGTTCCGATTTGAGTACCGGTCGTGGTTCCGAGTGCGATGTTCTCGCCTTCGCCAATCGTCAGGCCGGCAGCGGTTACAGTGAAAACTGCGTTTCCTGTCGCGTTATCGACAAAACGAAAGTTCCCGCTGCTCCAATCTGTCCGGACGTTGTAAACATATCCAGTGGACATTTTTTCCTCGCGATGATAACGAAACAGGACGGGGCGTAAACGCCTCGCCCTGCCTCGCGTGAAGTGGTATCAGTTGACGATTACAGAGGCGAAGCCGGGATTGCCCGCGGATACGCACTGTCTGCGAGAATCGCGAGCACGCTCACTAAACATGAGTTGTCCGCGTTGTCGCCTTCAATGGTTGCACTGACTGCGGTGAACCCGCCGTTTGCGTCAAGGTCTTCGGCCCGCACTTCAACCAGCAAGTGCAAAGCGTTCGTGTTGACGTCAGCGACCACTCGAGTTGCACCGGACGGGACCGAAGCACCGAAGGAAATGAAGTCGTCGGCAGTGCCGGAACCAACATGGACTTCGGTCCAAGTTCCTTGTGCGGTCATGGTGCCGGTCTTGTACCAGCACCGCGAAACAGCCAGAGCCTTACTGCCAGAGCCGGCAGTGTCGGTGGCTTGCTTCACTTCGAGGCCCAAGTCATCCACGTCTTCCGAGCCGCCCTTGACGAGCAACAGGTAGACGCGGTCGTAATTCTTCAGCGAGACCCAGTCCATCGCCACGTCTGAGTTGGCGTCTGATTGCCAAGCCAGCGGGTGAATGTCCAAGCCCTTTTCAAACAAACTTCCGGGAAGCATGATTTCCTCTCTAACGAAAATGTAACTGTGAAGGCCAGAGCCGTTATGGATTAGGCTCGGGTCTCAAGGGCGACGAAACTGGACTGAGTATTGGAACCCTTGTAAGGGGTCAATGGAGTGTCGTCCCACGGGCGAGCGTCGAGACGCATGGTGAACTTCAGAGCGGTCTGGTCAGTGAGGAATTCGACGTGAGTCGAAGCCATCTGGCTAACGCCACCCTTGGTGATGGATAGGACTTGGCTCAAGTCAGCCAAGAGCAAGTCGCCCACGGTTCCGACGGTCGCATTGAATTCAGTTTCAACGCGAGGTGCGGTCTTCAGCATCTGAGGTGCAACACCTGCGATGCCGTTGTTCGGGCGGTACAGGGCGATACCAGCGGTGCCGATTGCTTGGCTCAACGAATCGAGTTGAGGTCCGCAATCTTGGTTGTGGAACCAGCTGTATCCGTCAGCTGCAGCGTACCGGCGAGCCCACATTTTGTCGATGTTTGCTGCGACGATGGTGCTTGCGGCCTGTCCGGTTTCCTTGGTGATGTTCACCAAAGAGCCCGAATTCAAAATGCCGAGAGGCTGGCCGACACCCGTTCCATTGAAGATTGCGTCGCCGATGAGGAAGTTGAATTCCTCGGCTGCACACTTCTCCACGTACGACTGGACAGCGGTTCCACCGTCCGAAATGAGCTCTTCGGTCAGGTAGACCAGAATGCAGAGCTTCTTCAGGCGGAGCTGAACCTGTCGCATCTTCGGTGCGGACTTGGTGCCGGTCTGGCCTTCGCCCAGCCAGTATCCGCGGATACCGCCCTTGCGGCTTCCGTTTGCACGGCTGGTTTCAGCGTTCCGCATGAAAACCAAGTTGTTGCCAGCGACAGTGTAGTTGTCGGTCAGCGAGAAAATCTTGTTGTTGTAGACCCGCTCCAACATCCGGTCGGAGTATTCGGGCTGCACCATGTACCCGCCGTCTTCAGCGGCACCAACCGACATGCCTTGGACTGCCTTGTAGCAGCTGGCGTGACGATTTTGCCACTCTGCAGACTTCGAGTCCCGGAGACCGGTCAACAGGAAGTCGCCGAAAGACTTGAAGCCGCCTTCCTTCGCACCCTTGTACCCGGGGAGGTACGAGTTCTTGCGAAAGTTCTTCATCGTGTTCTCGCCGCGTGACCACAGGTTGTCGATTCGAACGACGTCCTGAGGCCCACCCTCTTCGATGTAAGAGACTGCGACGCCACCGTCACCACCGACAACTCGGTAGTTGGGCTGGTCGAGACTCTTGAGGGTCTCGAGAATGGCGGCTTGAGTCTTCTCGACCGCCTGAAGCTTTTGTTCAATGTTCGACATTGTAACCTCGTAGAAAATTTAGCGTTTGAACGCCTTCAGAAAGTCGAGCGTAGCCTGAGACGATTTTGTGATAGTCTCCAGCCGTTCACTCACGACACCGTCACCCTCGGTCCTCACGTCGGAGCGAGACTGTTCAACAAAATTCTGCAGCTGTTGTGCACAGGACTTCAGAATTTCAGCCTCCCGCCCGCGGATATTTCCGGACTGGACAACTGACTTGATTCGTTCTGCAATTCCACTCGTTGCGAATCGATTACGGGCCCCTGAGGCGAGAAACGATTTCAACTTCTCGTGCCAGTCAAGCCGGCGTCCGTTCGATACGAGTGGAGTGTAGTTGTACTTCGGGTTCTGCACGTAAGACTTCGCATACGTGTCTTCAACCTTGCCCATCATCGTCGACAATGCTTCGAGCGTGGTCGCGATAAGAGCCTCGATTTCCGGGTTCTCGAGAGTGGTTGCACCCTCTTGGATGTTTACCCGGACTTCGTTGAGTGCGTTGTAAGCGGCTTCGACCAGCTGTGCCCCGTAAGGCTTTGGCGTCTCTTCTCCGCCGTTGCTCTTCATTTCGCCTTCTGGGTCAGCGGCTGCGTCCGGGCTTTGGCCGGGAGCTGCAGCGGCAACGTCAGGGCTTTTCCCGGGAGCGGCCGGCGGAGCGGCTGCTGCAGGAGGTGCGGCACCGGGCTTGGTCCCCGGAGGGGGAGCGTCGCCGGGTCGTTTCATTTCTTCGTCTTGCTTTTTCACTTGACCTCCGAGAGCGTCGCCCTCTTCACAGTCGCACTTCATCTTGTCGTCACAGGCTTTTGCAAACCGCATTTTTATGTCTCTCTTCGTGCTGTAACCCGGAACCTGCAGCTTGCGTTCAGGGATTACAAGCTCCAGAGACTTCGCGATACCAGCTGAGATTCTGCGGCCGGCGAGATAGCCTTTTGCAATCACGTCTTGGACCGCCTCGGGATTGCACCCAATCGGCACCCATGACCACTCAAGCAGATACCACTTGTTGAACCTTTGGACGCCATTGACCCGGCTGGGCGAACCGATAGGGTCGAACCGAATCGAAGTCGCCCGGATGGTCTTCTCGTTCACCAGCTCAAAAATCTGTTCGGCTTCCAGAAACTTATTCGTGAAGTGACAGGTCGCTTTGATGTTTTCGCTGGTGGGGTAAATCTCAAGCTTACCAGTTTCCTTGTCTTCTGAAATGCCAATCGGTTTGGTGAACCCATCAAAGGCATGATTCCAGAACACAACCGGATTGAGCCGGTACTGAGTGAGGTCGCAACCGAGCGGGTCCATTGAGTCCCCGACACGGTCCACGGCAGGAGTCGAAATGATTGCCGAAGCGGTCATTTTGCTCGAGTCAACGTCGACAACGTAGCCTATCTGTGGCAGAGAAATAGTTCCGCCAGTCATCGATAAGTTGTTGTTTTCTTTGCTCACAGCTGGTCTCCCGCGATTAAATGTAGGCGAATCAGTCGCCCACCGCGTCATTGCTTTACAATGAATGTAAAGAATTCAGGGATTACCAGCGAAAGATTCTTGTGCCTGATTATGGCGTTCACCGCGTCGAAATAGCAAAGGCGAGTCTTCGGCTGCACCCAAGCCCCGTTGTAGTAGTATTGCTTCACCGAGTCATCGCTGTTGAGCTGCATGATAACGACCGGGTGCTTCGCGGATTTGATATACGCCACCGCCTCTCGCATTTGACGAGAGCCGAGAATCTTTGTGGTCGTGTGAATCTCAAGTTTGCCATGCCAAACTATCCCACCCTCTAACTCAAGCACGGCTCACTCCGTCATGTATTTCTTGACGTACATTTCGTGGAACTTCCGCCGGCAAGCGGTTGCACTCGCTCTCATCTTTTTCTGCATCAGGTCGGACTTGAAGAGCGAAGACGCTTTCACGGAGAGCACGTCGAACAGCTTTGCCAGAAGCTTGTATCGGTCTGAGCTCATGTTCCGAATCGTGACGTATCCGGACGTGCAGAAAAAGTTAGCGTCCAGCATTATCCGGGCCAGCTCCCCGGTCTCCTCCGGGCTCATTTCTAGCGAGTCGGGCTCGGTGTCGATAATTTCCATTGCCCGGAGTACGGCCCACTGCATCCCGGGAGAACACTTGATTTTTATCATCGATTTCTCCCCACAAGCGTTCGAAGTGGTCGTGGGCTCTCAGCACTGACTCTACTTGGTAATTCATTTCGTCCCTCTTGGTATCTTTTGTGAGCTTCCGCATTCTTTGCAGTAGTAGTACACAACCGCCGGCCTGCTGCTGCCAGCTTTACACTCCCCGCCGCATTCAGTGCATTTGACTGTCTTGGTATTCCAGCGTGGCTTGTACTTCCGTTTCTTTGGTTTCACTCAATCACCGTATGCTCTAAGTGACATCGACACCGCGGGTGTGCTGGAGGACCGTTCTCGAAAATGTCATCAATCAGGGCACCGCTGAGAGCTGCACAGAGCTCGCACGGCCCAGCCTCCGTTGTCCACACGCTCACGATTTTACGCCGCTTCGAAGCTTCCGCGAACAGGTTAATCAGGCCCATTGGCAAAGCTTTGTACTGAGTGACTCGAGTTTTGGCGTGCCGGACAGCCAACCCCTCGCCGATAGTCCAGAGCCGGGTCACAATCGTAACCGCGGCCGTGTTTACCCAAACCTCGTCCAGTTTATTTTCGGTCGACAGCTCAATCATTCTTAAAGCAATCTGTCGCAAAAAGTCGTCAACCTCAGAAACAGGCATTCGCGGGATAGAGCGAATATCCAACTGAACCAGCAAGCCCTCGTAAGCGGCTTCGGCAATCTCGAGCATCAGGTCCTCGAGGTCCATCAACTCGAAACAGTCAATCTTCTGCTCATCCCTTTCGGCACAACAGCAACGCTCGACAATCGAGTTTACTTTTGCGAGCATCCGCTTTTCGTATTCCGGCCGGTTCTGTGGGTTCACTTTTCGCTCGCCGGAAGTCTCTGGATATTGAGCGACTTGACCGAGCTTGGCTGCGGGGCCTGTTTCCAGTATCCGCGAGCCAGAACAGAGTCGACGTTCACGTTATTGACGACGACGCCGTCTTCGAGCTCAATCCGCCCAACTCGCTTCCCTTCGCTCTCGCGTTCAAGAAACAGCTTGTCATTCCCTCGAGTAGCAATCAGCATTGTTAGTCCTTTTTTGAAAGTAGTTTTCGTAGCTCTTTTAGTTTTTGCATCGAACCGGGATATGCCGGCTCGTTCAATTCTGCAATGCTCTTTCCGTCGCCGTCGTAGTAGTCTTCAAGCGGAACGGATTTCTGCGGCTTCTCGCCCTGCTCGTATCCAATTGCAACGACAATCGGAATCTTGTAGTCGATGGCACCCTTTAACAGTTCTGGCAGCGAGCCATTAAAATTTCCCATCCATTTTGTTGCGGTGCCTGTGTTGATTACAATCTTTTCAACGTCGTTCACGCTCACGCCGCCGTGAAACTGAGCCTCGATGTAACTGTTCGTTGACCTTCCGATTCGGCCGGGTTCGTGCGGTGCGACCGAGTATTCTTTATGGTCGCTGTACGGACTTGCTGGCAGTGCGTTGTCGAGCGAGTCTCCGAATGTAACTGTAGACCTGCCCTTGATTTCCTCTTTCAAGATATAAGCAACTTCGCCGTATCCGTCGAGTGCGATTGAGCCGTGCGAGCCATGCTCGTTGCTGACGTATCCGTAAATCGGCCGCTTCTCGTTTTCGATTTTGTGCGGCACGCCCATCGCGTTCTTTTCGACGTCCCTGCGTAGACGCTCATTTAACGCACCCTGCGAGTTGCCGGTTTCAAATTGACTCTTAAATCGCCCCGCCTCGAAAATATGCTTCGCGATGTGCTCGGGTTGCCTGATTGCAACTCGTGAGTTCTTTAGTATTTCGTTTCTCTGCTCCTCGGCTTCCGCTTTTATTACCTCGACTGTCTTTCCAGCCAGCAGGCTGTACTTGAATTGCTTTTCAAACTCTTCGCGTAAGTGCTTCGGCGTTCCGTCTTTTATCGCTGCTAAAAGCTTGTCTCGAACAGCGTGCACGTCTTCGATTGTGTTTAAGTCATCTTCCACCAAAGAGCCGACAATCTTTGCTTTGTCGGTGTCTGATATCGCTTCGTAATCGTACATATCATCCGCTATCCGATTCAGGGTCATAAAATCATCTTGCGGTTTCGTGTACGTTACGTCCATGCGGCGGCTGTACCGCCTCAAGGCTGTGTCGATGTAATCCTGTGCAGGCTTGACCTCATACCCAATCTCACCTTCCCGAGTCAGGACCGTTATCTCGTATGGTTCGATATCGCGGAGAATCTGCATAATCCCGTGACGCTGCGAAACGAGAGCATCGTACCCTCGAATCCTCGCTTGCTCGCGTGCGATAGCCAGCTTCGGCCGGCCGGTCTCGTAAGCCTCTTTCTGTGCCCCGTCGAGAATGCCTTGGTAGATATCGCTGCCGACATCCAGCACTGACATCGTCGCTTCAATTTTGTGCATCACCTTGCCCGGGACAATCTTCTCTCTCTTCGCCCCGTACAGGTAAGCGTGAATCACCGCACTCTCAGTTTTCAGCTGGCCGTTCTCGTACTCCATAGAGGCCCGCTCTTCGCCTGCAGCGGCCGTTCCGGCAAAGCCCCGCTTTAATCCCGTCTGGGACCTATCCTCGCGGCTAAAGTGAAATACAGTGACCATGCGGGTCCCAGAAACGTCCTTCCACTCTTCATCCTCCCCAAGCTTTTTCAGGTCTCGGGAGCTCTCGGCAAACTCGGGCACCTCCATCGGCTCTGTCGGGCCGCTCAGGCTGCACTCGCCCGCTGGTCGACTTCCGCCGGGGTTGTCCTTTCCTCCCTCGCCGCCACAGTGGCCGTGATTACCAGAACCGGGCCCGCCCTTCGTGAGCCCCATCCATTTAGCAAAGGCCTTGTAGCGTCGCTTCGCGTTTCGCTCGCCGATATCCGGGACCCGAATGAAAACCGTGTTGCCAACGGAGATTGCATCCTCTCCGCCGGTTATCTCGTCGCCGGTTCGCTTGTCGTAAAAGTAAGCCGCGGTCTTCGGATTGTAGCCAACCGGGGTCCAGTCCTCGAAGTCTTCCGGCAACTCGCGAGAGGTCTCGAACTTCCCTTTCACTGTGGCAAGCGGATACTTATTGCTCTCGCCTGTCAGAATTGTCTCCGCACCTTTTTCGTTGGAGGCAAACACAACCTCTCCGGACAATCTCACAATTGAGTCATATCCGATTGGAGTGCCGACGCTTTTCCCTCCGGTGTACTTGTGCACCGTCACGACGTACTTCCCGGTGCTGTTGTATGCGGGAATGTCAATCCGCAATGCAACGGGAGTTCCGGGCTCGAGGCTTCGGTGGGCACCGAATTTATCTTGCTTGTTCTTGCTCAGTGCTTCCTTGTACTCTTCGTCCGGGCCGAGTTTTGCGTACTCGTGATTACTTGTTCCTCCAACCGCCTCGAACTTCTCGCCGCCTCTCTCTTCAGCACTCTGCTCGCCACCACACTCGCTAGCCGGCTTGCTCCCGCCCGGGTTATTGTCTCCGCCTTCTCCACCGCAATGTCCATGATTGCCTGAGCCGGGACCGCCTTTGACAATCCCCATCCAAACAGCGAATCCTTTGGCGTGCGACTTCTTTTTTCGCTTACGCTCCTGCTCGAACGACTCTGTCGGAAATGCCCAAGCTTTCTTTGCCACTTCTACTTCCCGCCCTTTCGTGTTTTCTCGACGAACGCCTGAGCTTCGGCACGCTTGCCGCGTCGCTTCTCAATCTCATACCTGATTGCGGACTCTGCGTGCTTATCGCTCAACCGGTCGCTGTTGCCGAGTCCCATTAGATAGACTCTCGAGTTCTGGTCCCAATCTCCTCCGAGAATGACGTACTCCTCTTCACCCGCGTCGTTTGCTCCGTACGAAGGGACAGAGAAAATCTTTGCCTTCGGGATGTCGACGCCAACCAGCATTACCGGGTCAACGAAGTCCATTCTATATCCGTCTTCGTCCGTGGTCTCGAGTATGTCGCTAATTTCGCTGTGCAGCGGATGGTCGCTTTCAATCTTTCCGAACGCCGACGCAGAACTGAAGCTTGTCGAAGAACTTTGAAGTGCAGATGATTTCAAGGTGATGTCGGTTCGTCGCAACAGGCCCTCGACTTCCGTCGTTGTAAAGTCAATCTCAGAATCCTCGCGAGGCTTTATCCCGCGGAAAAGAATCATGCTTTCCGGTTCGTCTCGCAGTGCCAATTGGGCAACCTCCCAAGTCGCCTTAATCATTGCTGCGTCTGTTTTGTAGTTTGTGTCGGCGATAGAGTCGATACGCACACCGCCTTGGTTTCTATTTAGAAAATCCTTGACTCCAGAATAATTGCCATCGATTGATACGTCGTTCTCGCGTCCACGCATGGTTGATGGTGCACCAAGCTCTTTCGAGGCAACGTGTGCCATCCAGTGACCGAGCGGACTCTGCGAGTCGTTGAGCCAGCTTTGCCAGTACGCTTGAAAGTTTTTCTTTGCGTCCGCGAAGTCTGCGTCGGGCCCCATTAAGTGTCTGGCACGAGCCTCCATCAGCGATTCCATTACCGGCTGCAAGCCTTGAATATCCTTCGAAGCAGCCGCCCTTCCGCCGTGGCGAATATCATTCAAGTCAATCTTACCTTGGCTTTTAGCCCAAAAGTCGCGGGCCTCAAGTTCTCTAAAATCGATTGACTGAGCTGCTCGTTCCGAAAGAGCCAAGATTAGATTGATTTCGTTTTCTTTTGAGATTCCAAAGCGAGCCCAGTGCCCGTCGGCTATGCTACGCTCTACCGTGTCGAGGAAAACATCGCCCAAGCTTTTGTCTTTGTAGTCCTCGGCAATTCCGCTGCTTACCAGCTCGAAAGCGTTCTGGTAGTAGCTCTCGAGGCCGTTGCTGATTCCTTGCTTGTGCCTGCCCCAGAACGACAATCCTAAATCAAACTCTCGAGTAAGCTTGTCTGTTGCCGCTGTCGACATCCTCGAAACGTTATTCGCAACAGCCATCGTGCCAATAGCACGCAATGCGTATTCCTTGTCGCCGCGGTGCTTCCACCACTGACTCAAGTCAGCTTCCGGACGTCCGGCTAAATGGTCTTCGAGCCAATCGAAGAACTCATCGCCAAGAGCGGTTGCGTTGTCTGGCTTTGCAGTTGACGTGCCGCACTCACCAGCCGACGACGAGCCGCCGGGATTGCCGGGGCCTCCTTGCCCGCCGCAATGCCCATGGTTGCCGGAACCCGGACCACCCTTGATTAAGCCCAGCCAATGACTAGAAGATTTTAAGGTCGTCACTCTTCTCGCCCTTGTCTTTCTTCGCTGAGCCGTCGTCGTTCAAAGGAAAAATCTCTTCGTCGCAGTCAACGAAAAATCCGCTTTCTCGTGCGAGCTTGTCCAGTCCGTCTTGGTACTTTTGCTCCTCTGCTCGAAACGCTTCGTAAGCCTCATCGCCAAGCGGGTCTTTTTCTTTCGCCATTACTCGTTACCTCCCCAAATTCGTGTTCCAACCAACGCCCCACGCTTTACCCGCGGTGCAACGCTTTGCCTGTTCGCAACAGTTGCAGCGGCAAAATCTCGCAACTGCTTTCGGTCCACTTGAATCGCCTCTTTCGGAAACTCGCTAACAAGCTTCGGCTTTCCCTTCGTCGAATCAATGAACACGAATTTCGCTGAAGGGTTATTCTTGTTTTGGTTGTAAAAATTGAAATGATTCTTTCCGCCGATTCCATAAGAATCAGCAAAAACAGAAGCGTCGACCATCCGGCCGTCCGACGGGTCGTTTGCACGCTTCACCACCCCGCGTTCCGGGTCCGCCCAAGAAACGTATGGGTCGGCGTGAACGAAAACGTACGTGACCTTATGCCCATGCTTTTCGGCGAGGCTTTGAATCCACGGGTTCTCGGTTGCGTTCTGGTCTCCAGCTGAATCCCAGACAGCTCCAGCGGCCCCGGCGAGCGGTGCAACTTCTGGGACGTTTTTCTGAGCGTAGCCCTTGCCGGCCCCGCAACCACCAACAGTCACGAGAATATCGCTTCCAGCAGGCAATGACGCGACGTGCTTTTCAAACGCCCGCTTTGCAATCGCGTTGGCTGTTTGGTGCAGCGACAGATTATAGCGGGCCCGCTTCTCTGCACGCTTGTCGAGGTCTGCATCGTTCCAAGCTGAGCTGAGCTTTTTCGCGGCGTCGGTCTCAAACGTGTTCGGTTTGTCCGAGTTCTTAACCATTTCCGCGTAAGCGTTCGCCATTTCATCAGGGAAGCTTTCGAAGGTCCGGGCAAACCGCTCTTCAACGTGCCTCTCCTCTTGATTGAGGTTCGGGAGCCGCGGGACTTCCGGGGGAGGCGGAACAGCCATTGCCGGCACGCCAACACGAGCCGCGTCGGTAACGCCGTTGCCGTCACCGTCTTGCTCGACGAACGGATTGTACTCTCCAGCCCCAGTCGGCGGAGGGACAGCTGATTCCTGACGGATGCCGTTTGTTGCTATTTCAACCTGACGCTTCATCCAAGCATCACGCTCTTCAGCGGTCTGGATTTCAAAGACTTCGCCAGTCTTGATATCGTACCCGGCGAGCTGGCCCTTTTCTTTTCCAGCTGCGATAGCTTCTTCTTTCGAGTCGAATACCTTGGTCGCGTCAAGATAAACCTTACCGTCGCCTTGGGCGTTGTGCCATCCGCCAACGTACACGCTGTCGTCATTCCCCCAAGCGTCTTTGGTTGAGTCGCGATATTTCTCGACCGTCTCCATGCTGACCTTATCCATGTCAACCACCCGCTCTTGCTCGGGAAAGATTGACACGGCAAAACCTTCAGTCGGAGTCTTGCCGGTCTTCGGGTGATATGTAAAGCCGCCGGTATTTCGCAGCGTCTCAATCGGGTTCGTCTCAGTGTGCCAAGCGTTCTTGCCGTCAGGCTTATTGTCCTGAGCCGCGGAAGAGCCGCCGGCAGTCGCCGCCCCAGCTTCCCCGGTCGCACAGGTGTTGCCGGGCTGGAAACCGCCGCCACCTTGGGCGTTTGCCCCGCAATCGGATTTCGGCTCGTCAGGAGCGGCCTTCACGATTCCGCGAAACGATTTCCGCGTCGTGTCCGGGGTCTCTGCGAGCTTTCGTATCAACTCGCGAAACTGCTCGTCACTGGCTGTCAAAATTGCTTCAAATACGTTCATCATTTCCTCCACGCCAATCTTAACCCGAGGCGGGCTGTATCTCAATCATTATTCGCTACACGGCGGAATTTATTGCCGTTATTCTTCCACGTCTTCTGAGGGGTCTTTTAGCATTGACTCAATGCCCTTGGACCTCGCTTCGCGAAGTGCCGATAAGTAACTGTTAGCGGACCCGCGTTTGTTTCCGACGCCAGCCTCGTACCACCGAACTTTCTCGAGCATCCACACCGCAGCTTGAACTTCTCGAACTGAAAACTCGTGGCCTCGTGACTTTAAGACGCGAGAAGCGTGTTCGGCTGCAAGCTGGTTTGCTGTTCGCGACAAAGAACTGCCCGGGGAGTTGACGACGTCCTTTGTTTTCTTAACTGCTGTATTCAGTGCGGTTGTAAATTCGTCTCGCTTGATTTCCTTTTGCTTTGAATTTGGTCCGCTCGAGATATGCAGCGAAGCCAAGCGGCCCAACGCTGCCTTTGTCTTGTCGTCAACGTCTTGCCCGCTCGCAAGTGCATTGACTGCGTTTTTTAGCTTGGCGACAGTCATGCCAACTTTCTCGGCGTTTGCCTTTGAGGGGGAGTGCTCGGATACATTCCCCCACGCCTCGCGAACCTGCTCTTCAGAGAAGCCAATGCGGCCCGTGATGCGATTGATTGTTCTGGTAAGCCACCTATCCTGAGTCAACAGGTCATCGATTCCTCCGAGATTTGCGTGGAACGCTCCAATCTTCGGGCCAAACACAAACGACACTGGAACGACTTGGTCCTTAAAGGCATTCGAGCCAGAGAACTTCAATCCAACGCTAGATGCGATTTGCTCAAGCTTTCTGACAGTGATTTCTTTGTTGAGAAAATCAAATGCCTGCTTCTCGCCGCCAAGTGTCTCTATCATTTTCTGATAAGACTTGATATTTCCGCCAATCACGTCGTATGCTTTCGACGCAATCAGCTCTTTTAGCTTTGCGTCGCTTTTTGGAAACGACCCGTTCTTCGCGTAGAAGTCATACAGGTTTCGAGTTGACGCCAAGTTTTCAGCGGGGCTCGCCTCTTGCGAAGTTAAAGCGAGAACGCCAACAAACAGAGCTTTGCCTTGTTCTGTCTTTAGAAGTTCTCGCGATTTTTCTGAGAAGTTGAATTTTCCGTCGTCCTCGGAAAGCTTCTGGGCGACTGTCTCGATTTCGCTGTACCACTTCGGCCAAGTCGAGTCGATTTCATTTGCCTCCAGCGTCATGTCGGCGAGGATTTCGCCGGCACGCTCAACGTTATCCTTTAGGATTTTCTTCCCATCGAATAGAGGCATTGGCTCGGAAGCCTTGTCGAGCTTGGCAGCAAAGTCAACGACGTCAATCTTCGTTCCTTTTTCTCGACTAAGCTCGTTGTCTTTCAAAAACTGTGTCAGGTTTTGGTTCGGGCTCGTGTAGCGTTCACGCTCTTTAACGTCACCCTCGCTCCATTGGATTTTCGAAAGCTCCTCTTGAGGGCCGGCTACTATCTCCATTGTTCGGCCAGTCGCCCGTGCTGTGACTTTCTTTCCGCGGCTCATGTAAGTCACAGTATCTCCGCCGCACTCGTCTGCAGGCTTCGAGCCCCCCGGGTTTCCTTCTCCACCGTCTCCGCCGCAATGCCCGAAGTTTCCAGAGCCAGCTCCGCCCTTGGCGTAGTCATACCACCGGACCCACTTTTTGCCGTGCGACTTCACGAAGCCGTTGAAGTACCGCTTGACGAGCCAGCTTGCACCGGACCCGCCAGACTCTCCGTAGCTGTCGATGTACTCTCGAAGCTTTTCGGCGTGCTCTCGTTTCGCGACGATGTAGTGTGCCGAATTCTTGCCGCCGCCAGTGACAGCCGCTACATACTTTCCGTCAACCTGAGCGAGAGTCTGCGTCAGCTTATCGTAAAGCTCTTGCCTGTTCGGCTCGATTGCGGTGTACGTCAGGACGTCGATGTCTTCGTTTTGCATTCTCGCAAGAAGTGCTGCAGATACTCCGCGAAACACTTCAAACTGCTCGCCTCGGCCGCGGCCTGTAATCGAAACGCTTCCGCCCTTGTCGGTAAAAATCATGTCTTCAGTTTTGCCGCTAATCCCGTGGTCGGCATACGAAGCTTCATTGACCTCTAAATGGAATTCGCTTCCACCTCGAGTCACGAGCTTCAGCTTGGCACCGTCACTTGCTGAATACCAAGTGCTCGGCTCCATCGAGCCCCAGCTCATATTCTCGCCGCTGGATTCCTGCACACGCTCGTCATACGTGTTGTTGACGTAATCGTTTTCCCATTCAGAGCGAATCGAATCGATGTATGACTCGTACCCCTCGGCTGCGTTGCGTGCTTCGCTCTTGAGGTCTTCGAAGACTTCTTGAACTCGCCCGGAAAGCTCGGCATACTTTTCTTGGTCGTCGCCGGCTTCGAGTTTAATCGCGTCCTCAAAGTCTGCTTCGCGGTCTTCCCAGAATGATTCGAGTGCACGCTCGATGCTTATGTTGGTCGTGAACTCTTCCTCTGTCGACTCAAGGAAGCTGTCAATCTCTGTTCGGATGTCTCGCGGCAAGTCGCTGTAGTCGCTGACCTGCTCTTTCATTTTTTGAGCTGCCTCTGTTGCTGCCTCTCCCGAGTATTCGTATTCCGGGAAAGCCTCAGAAGCCTCCATGCGAAGGTCTTCCATGATTGCGTCTTCGTCAATCGTTGACTCGCCGTCGGCAAACGAGACCTTAGAAGCTCTCTCTTTGATGTCCTTGATGAGCTTGTTTTCTTTGTACTGCGTGCCGTCGACTGGCTCTGGTGCAACTCGGTTTGTTTTTTCTTTCGGTGCTGCGGCCGGACTCTCAGTGCTCTGTGCCGGCGGAGTTGGTGACGGAGGTGAGGCGGTCGGGTCTGCGAGTGCGTTCACTGCAATTCGTGCCGCGTCTCCGGGCTCGAACCGGGCCCAGTTTCCACCCTGTGACGCTCTCATCAGATTGATTGACTGGACAATCTGAGTCTCATTCAGGCCTTGAGCTGCGAGCGTGCTGGCGAGCCACTTTGCCCCATCCTCGTTTTCTGCAGTGTAGTTTCCAACTGCCTGCGTGATAAGCGTCCGCGTTCGGTAGCTTGCCTCTCCACCTGAACCAAGCGTGTCCAAGTGTGCCTGAGCTTCCTCGGCAGAGATTCCGTAAAAGTTATCGGTTGCGAGTGCACGAGCTCGGGCCGCGTCTCCCCGTCCGGAGTATGCGGCAATTGCGGCGTTTCGTTCTTCCGCGAAAAAATCTTGGTAGCGAGCCTGCAACGAACTGCCCGTCGGAACCCAGCCGCGGTCCTCGAGAAACTTCCGCTCCCGGTCGTTTGCCGTCGGCCCGTTCCCGAGCTCGCTTTCTCGGTCAGTCCCGATACGCTCCGAGACGTACTGGAATGCCTCTTCTGATAGGATTCTCCGCGACCGTGGGTCGATTCCGTAAGCGTGCGGATTTGCCGCCGAAAACCGCCCGGGCTTTTGCTGCGTCGGAACGGCTTCTGCCGGCTGGGCCTGCGGGGTCGCTGGAGGGGCCTGCTGGGCCGCTGGAGGCGTTTGCGTCGCTGGAGCGGCTTGTGGCTGGGCTGGAGCGTTGCCGCATTCCTCGGCTGGCCTAGAGCCTCCCGGCTCGCCGTCGTCCGGAGTCCCGCCGCAGTGGCCGTGATTGCCTGAGCCGGGCCCACCCTTCACGATTCCGTACTTCTCGAGCTCTTTGGCGAATGCCTTTGCAATCTGGGAAGCGAGCCGCGGCTTTCCGCCCTGCATTGCCCGCCCGAGCGGCTGCTTGGTCGGCTTGGTCATCATCGCTGCAGCGTCTTCAGGGTTCGTCCCCTGAGGCATCGGCATTCCATCCGGGCCGACAGGCTGTCCGTCTGGCCCAACCATCCCGGGCATTGCCGCAGGGGCAGCAGCAGCACCGCAAATTTCTTCGTCACGCTCGTCGCCAAACGGCTCGCGACCGCGAAGCTTTCGAAGCTCGCCCTTCGTCAGCACGCCAGCCGTGATGTCGGTCTGGATTTGCTTTTCGATGAGGTCTTCGTCATTAAACTTTTTCGCCGTGTAGCAGATTTCAACTTCCCGGCCCTCGTCCTCTGAGTAGAGGGCAGAGTCCTCGTCCCCGAGCACTTTGAGAATCGGCTGGACCGAGAGCTCGATGAACTGCAGAAGCGGAGCATAGAGGCCCTCGCGGCCTGTCGGGCTGGTCAAGCCAACCGCCGCCAAAGGGACACCGTGAATCGCAAGTTGTGCGTCCCGGAGCTGCTCGAACCCATCCCCGTAAGCCATGTCCTTTGGAGCTGTGGTCAGCGGTGTAATCGTCTTGGCAGGGGTAACGAACATCGCTTTCCCGTGCTTGTCCACACCGGCGTATCGCTCGTTGAAGATTGCCTCACCGCGGCGGATACTGGTCTCGTCAACCTCTCCATCCAGACCAATAACAACCGACGGGTCCGGCCCGTTTTTCAGGTGGTTGTGCCGGCTCTTGTCGACCATTTCGCTTGTGTCAGTCCAAAGAGCCGACGCGGATATTGGCGATTGACCGTCGTCTTTGTATTTCGGGTGCGGAAACTTGATGACCTGCACGTCTTCAGCTGGGATGGTCTTTCCAAATGCAGCCTCGAGCGAGCCTGTCATGTAGAAGCCAGCCTCATTGGCGTACCGGGCCCCTTCCGGCAGAACATACCATCCGCCCCGCGGAAGCTCACGAGAAGGTGGGCGTGGTTGTGCAAGGCAAGTCGGGATGACATATCGCTCGATAATCTTCCCAGTGAGTTTACTGCGAACGTTCCAAGTGATTGCCCGGCCTGTGAGGCAAAGCTGAATTGCACGCTCGCCGTTGAACGCCGAAAGAGTTTGTGCCGGGTTCGGTCGCTTCAACCGCTTCATTATCGGGTCGAAGTGAGGCATGACAACCATGCTCTCTTGCTGCTCGTTGATGCCCTTCGTGAATCCTCCGGGCATTTGCGGGACCGGCTGCTGGCCGTCCATCACTGGAGCTGGAGGTGCGGCTTGCGGTTTCTGTAGACTCGGAACAACCAGCCGACGCTCATACACTTCCACACCGGCCTGAATGACCTGCTTGTACACTGCGTTGATTGCGATGTAATGCCAGCCGGCGTACTTCTCGGTTTCCGCTGCGTGGTCGCTCGACCATCCACCCGGGAGCACGCCCGCCATTGCGGAACGAAGACCTGTAAGGTTCATCGCTGGCATCGACTTGACATTGTCTGCAGTCTGAGGCGAGCTGGACTTATTGCGGCTGTCCATTTCAGCCATCACGGCGGCGATTTGACTTGCACTTGGCATGTTCGTCCTAAGCTACATAGACAGTTTTTTCTTGGGTCAGTGCTTTGTACGCACCTGACAGGGCATCGACTTGGTCGTCGTGCTGTGCATTGGGAAACATAATCAATTCGTCGATAAATTCGCGAGTCCAATGCCCTTTCCTGAGGCGAAGTCGCCCAACTCCCGCCACACTGGCGATACCGTCGATGGAATTCACTCGGGCCATTTTACTGTCTTTCGAGCGTATCCCGCGAAAGTTGTGGCCAGTCAGCATCCGCCCCATCGAATCAATCAGCGACTCGCCGCTGGCCCCGGGCTCTTTTTCCATGCGGATTTTGACGTTGTAGCCGTCAAGCTGGGCGACCTGTTTAATAATGCGGTCGCGTTCGTACGGTGCCCATCGGCCGCGAACAATATCCATGACGTAGAAATTCCCGTCGTCACAGAGCGAAAGCAGCAACCCGACAGTGAAGTCAGAGTCAGAATTCTTTGTTGCCGCCAAGTCCCAGAACCTGCAGGACTTCACCACCTGAGGGAAGACGTCGTAAAACTGGTTGAAGAATTCGAGCTTGAAGAGACCGCCCTCCGCCGGCGTCGGCCTTTGCTGGTAAAGAGCGGACCACCAGAACGGGCCAACGGTCCCGCGGATATTCTCGAGCTGAGAGAGTGGAATGCGTTCGGGCCAGAGCGGCTCGCCCGGGGCCCGGCCCAAAACGTCATGCTCTTCCGCGATTGCCGGGAAGCTTACCACCTCCCACGGTTCGACGTTCGCGAGCTCTCGGATAATTCGTCCAGCGAGGTCATCCATGTGCCATCTGGTCTGTACGACAACCATCACCCCTCCGGGCTCGAGCCGGCTGTACGCCGTGGACCGAAACCAGTCCCAGTTTTTATTTCGCAGCGTTTCGCTTTGTGCCTCCTCGGAGTTTTTGATTGGGTCATCGATGATAAACAAGTGAGCACCGCGACCGGTAATTGGACCGCGAGCACCTGCTGTTTTCACCCCGCCTCTGTGCCCGTCGATTTTCCAGAACGAGCTTGACTTCTTCGTGGGGTCGACTCGCACCCCGAGATAGTTTTCGTCGTTGGCGATTAGGTCTCGAGCTTTTCCGCCGAACTCCGCCGCAAACTCTGCTTCGTAACTCGTGAGAATGACTTGATTGTCCGGGAACATTCCGACGTACCACGCGGGCAGGTGCTCTGAGATATAAAAGCTCTTGCCGTGCCGCGGTGGCATTGAAACAACAATACGCTTCGAGCCCATCCCGTTTAACGCTCGGACGATAAGGTCATCCAAGTATGCGATGTGCCGCGGTATCTTGAACTTACCTTCTGTTCGTTTTCGTGCCCACAGTGCAGGGCTTGCGATGTCAGCTCCTAGCATTTCATTTCCGCGTAGTTGTAGAATTTGTTGACTAAGACTTTCAGGTCAGCCTCGCCCTCTCCGACAAGTTTCCAGTATCCATCAGGGAGAATCTTTTGAATCGTCCTGACCTCTCTACCTGTTGAATTACTGTAACCTGTAATCACGATTACAAAAAAGTCATTCACTTGGGCAAGCTTAGAGAGAAGAATCTGCTGGCCCTTCGACATCGACTCTCCGCCGTGCTTCCATTCCATCCAGAGAAAGCATCCGTTGCGTTCGATGACGCCATCGATATTCGACGGCATCGCCTTCGGGTTCTCCTCAATCCAGCCGGCCATAAATCCGTAATCAACGTGCTCTGCTTTTCGATTTCTCATCGCGTGCATTTTGTGCTCCTATAAAAAAACCCGGCTGTTACACCGGGTACGGAATGCCGCCTGCTCCGTCGCAGTGGGTTCAGACTGTTTGACCGGGACTACTAGGTCTCGCAGTTCGTCGGCGTGACTTCAACAGCAATGAGTTTTACGACCCCTCGCCTCTCTTCGTTCACTAAAACTCTGTCGCACTCATCCTTGCTTCGGTATAAGGCACCGATTGAATTGTCCTTGTACAGGTTTGCGTACCCGAGCTCTGTCGACTGAATGCCGGCAGAAGCCTCGAGCATTTTGTCCGCGAAGACGTACGAGATACGAACAACCTCTTCAAAGTCGAGCGAATCGTAAGCGTTCCGCATGAGGTCTTGATAGACTGTCGGTGCAATCGAAATTGCGAACTGGTCCCTGAGATTCATTTCACCCTCTTTTCAATTGCCTTGACTTTCGGATATAGCGAAGCGTAGGTGATAAAGATTTCCTTGGCCTCTTTCAATCCTGCGAATTTCCTGTGCTCGAAGTCCGCATTCTCTTTTGAGATTCGCAAGATATGAGCCTCGTCAATCTCCTCTCCGTAATGTTCTTCCCAGAGAAGTGCGTACGCCGCACACTGTAACAAGTAGTCGGCGTAAATAGCGTTCGAAGTCTTCCAGTCGAGAATAATCCGCCGGCCGCTCATAGCTGCACCGTCTAGTGTTCCGCCGAATTGATATCGTTCGGACACGAGACTGATTTCAGTGTGAGTCACCTCAACATTGAACCCAACACGCCACGCCAGAAACTGGTCGTAAGCGTTGCGGGCTTTCTCTACAATATCGATACTGACCGGACCTGCTGGCGAGAGCTGCTTGCCGTGAATTGTATCTTCAATCCATTGATGGGCAATCGTCCCCGCAGAACAAGCCTGCTCCTTGACTTCGTTCATGCTGATTCCGTCACGGCCGCAATTCCAAGCCCAGTACAAAAGCCCTCCAGACTCTTTGAACCGGCCGAGAATTGTCGTGACGCTCGGAAGCCTCTCGCCCTTTTTATTCTTATACGGTGCCGTCGGCATCTTCGTCTTTCGAGTGTCGCTCGGAGTATTTCTGAACCGAAGCACCGATAACGACAAGTAGCATTCCAGAGAAAAACAACAGCAACGCAATGGCGAACGGAGCCCAGAACGGCAGCGTGATTGCCCACCACGGCCAGTCGGTCGCACCTGCAGCCTTCAAGAGCACAAGCGAAACACCGAGTAGCCAAGCGAACCCGGTAATCCCCGAGCCGTCGAACTGTTCCTTAGCCATCATTCACCTCGGCCTGTTCGGCTGCTTTCGCGTTCGCCTCAAGTTGCCGCCCGTAAATTCGTTTGGCAAGCACCTTGCTTCGGCGGTTGAATCGCTCGTTCTCTTTGTCGAGCTTGCGGCAGATTTCCCGCAGGTCATCCGCGGAGAGCCCCATAAACCGAAGCTCGCCCTCGACAATCGAGAACTCACCCACCAACAGGTCCAGAAGTTCCTTCCGGCCCCTCTTGTTTTGTTGGTATCGGATTGGCTTCGTCACGCCGCTTTGCTGTAGTTCCCTCGAGTGCTGATAAATCTTCACTTTCTTCTCTCACTGCTTCCTGTAGTTCTTTGAAGTCGACACTGCCATCATTGACCTCGGGCTCATTTCCGTCAAGCTGCCTGAGGAATGAAATATACTTCGGGTCCATCATCAGCTGCTTTGCAACCTCTTTCGGGTCCTGCTTTGGGCCTTCGCCGTGCAGGTGCAGGTGATTCCCTCCCGGGCCCGAATCTCCTCGGACGTTCAAGGCATCTGCCATTAGCAGCACCTTCATCGCCGCAAGCTTAGTGCGAGGTGACTTTGCAAACTTCATCACCTCTTGAGCGAGCTCAATCATTTCCTGACGCTTCTCTGGTGTAATCGGCCAACGTTCGCTCATGGCTTTTGCTATTGTTGTCATGTCTGTTGCCCGGACCTCTTTGACTCTATCTGGGATTGATTCGTCCGGTATATCATCCCACCACCAGTTCACAGGAACGATGATTTTCCTCCCGGTCTCATCCCGGGTCGCTTCTCCGTCGCTTGGTTCGACGTAATAGTCAAGCTTATCAAAATCCTCTATCACGCCGCAAACCTCTAGTCAAACGGACAGTCTTGAGGCAGTAGCGACAGGTCCGTCGTTTCCAGTAAATAAGCTCTCGCCGCCCTGATGCACTTTAGCATATCTCGGGTGTGTTTTTTGCTCTCGACTATCTCGGAAATGAAAACAATATACTCTCGGGGGCAGTCGCCGATTCGGTTCCCGCGGTATTTCCCGAACGTCATTTGAACCAGCCCCGACGGTGCGGCCTTGGCGACCTCGGGCAGGTCGCTCTTCTCGGTACTCGCGAAAGCCAATATCGCTTCGGCAAACTCTTCGGCGTCGTCTTTGCTTATCGCACCATTTGCCGCACGTATTGCCCTGATGAGCTTTTTCCTGACAGAGTTGTCGGTTGACATTGTCAGCTCCACTGCCAGTATTCCGAGTCCATCAGTTCGTATCCGGTATTGAGCTTGTCGCCATTCCTTTGAAACCTAAGGCGGTAAATATTCGGCGGGCTCGGTGCTGCGTCGTCACTGACTCCAAACGCTTCATTCCTCCTCTGCTGAGTCCATCCGCTCTGTATCTCCCGGCACGCTTCAGCAATTTCGCTTAGTGTCGGGTCTGGTCTGCGTTCGTGGTTTTTCATTTCTCCCTCCATGCAACCAAAATTAGTTGCTCTCCTGATTTCTACCGTTTCCGGTTGCTTCCTGTGCCTCTCGCCAGTCGGCGAACCGTGTAAGCCAGTCGGCTAACTTCCGACATCCGTGCGGCTCAAAACAAATCCAGTACGGTTTATCTTCCTCACGATGCAGCAAGCACGGCTGGTCTGTAATGTCGCCAGTCTTAATGGTCAGTTCGTCATCAATCTCCATCGCTTCCGGCTTGGCTGGGATGCGCCTGCGAACGGCATGGAACTCTGACGCTTTGCGAAGTGTGAAATATGACGGCACTTTGAACCACACACCGTCCAGCCTTCCGTACTCGTCGCCAAAACCGTCCACCGGCTCATCCGGCCCAAGCAACCGCCATCCATCGCCAGGTTCAATTTGCTCGCTCATTCGCTCCTCGCTTTCTGTTCGCCATCTGCCTTGTCCAGTGCCGCGTTAAGTTTCTTTTCCAAGTAGTCAATCGAGCCGTCCGACAACTCGCCGTGAACAATCAACGCACGTAATGCGTGCAAGCACTCGTCGCACGCCTCGTACAGCTCCGGTGCGGCTGCGATGAGTCGTATATCCTCGTCGGTCCATTCCTTTTTTGGTTCCCGCGTGTTCCAGCTGTGACCGGCCCTCAAGTGACCACACGTTAAAGACCTGATAGGCTCCCACGGTCCCGGTGTAAACTCGCTCATTCGCTCACCTCCACGTATGTCGAAACTTCAATCCACACGCTTTCATCGCTGTCGCTGAACACTATCGCCCCGTTGCCTGTCGGCACTACGAAACTAATAACGTGTCCGCCGATTGACTTGCCTGCGATTTTTTTTGCCAGTTCAATTGCAGCGTTAATTGTTTTGTCGGTGACTGGCTCAGACCCGTAGCTATTCCACCCCGGTCGTTGAATATCAGACCCACGCCAGCTTTCGATTCTGGCGACCATTTCGTTAGTCTGCTCGCTCATTCGTTCACCTCCTTTTCCCCGACATTTATCCCGACATCCAATTGTCCCGGCTGGACTCGCACCAGCACCTTCCGGCTTGTCGCCTCGCGTCTACATTCCGCCACGGGACCAAATGCGGCACTCTCTCCGCCCGTCACGCACACCCTAGTCGGGCCGACGCCGCTAGTACGTTTCGCTCGTCCTTCTCTCCTCGGACAGGACCGCAGATTCACCGACTGCGGCACTGAGGCCATCCAACGGTATCATGGCCCCACGGCACCGTTCATCCTACTCAACAGCATCGGCACCGCAAACAACGGCTTCAGCTGCGGTGTAGACGGACTCGGGGAATTCCATCTGAGCGTCGTCTTGCTTCGCACTCAATCCGAGCACCTTGGCCTTGACTTCGTCGTACTTCGACAGGAACTCGTCAGAGACCGTCTCTGGCGACAGTGCGTTGACCGTGTGCAACAGCCCCTCGACCTCGTCCAGCCGCCGGCGTTCGACGCTCGTCAGCTTGACCTTTTTCACAGTTCCGCCGTTAATAATCGCTTGCATGAAACACCTCACGAAAAAATTTGACCGACTGCCTGCTCGACTTCGCTTCGAGTCAACCTAGCGGCAGTACCCATCTTCAAATAAGACAGCGAATACTCGCCGGCTTGTATTGCCTTCTCTGCTTCGTCCTCTTGGAGTCCGAGCATTTCACCAACCTCCTGCACGGGAAAGCCCGACACGTAGCTCAACTTGAATGCCATCCTGCAACAGGTCAGACCGATTTCCGAAAGCAGCATGTCGAGCCGCTTGTCTGGCCGTGGGAATTCGAACTGGTTCGTCCGGAGGTATCCGGCAAGGGCCAGCTCCGCACCTCGCATTGTCTTAAAAGGTCCCTTTACAATCTTGCGTTCCTTCGTGCTCCCTGCCTCGAAGAACCACTCATCAGCTTTCGAAAACACTCGTGTATGCAAAAACATATCAGCTCCCTAATCCGTACTTCATTGCCCACTCTTGAATTTGAGCCCACGCTGCGTTCCTGTCTTCAGGAGAGCTGGACTCCGGATGAACCGTCAGCCTGCTCACCATCTTCCCTGTCTCGCGGTTGTGGACCTCTCCGACGTACCACGCTCCGGTAGTGTAAGTCTTGAGCTCGTAAGGCATTCCACCTTGAAGCCAGACCATCGCGTCTTTTTTTTCCCGGAAGTAAATCACCCCGAGCCCGTCACCTCCTCTGCAGGCCCAAAAGTCGCCATCTTTCTCGACCGTTCTATCTCCGTACCTGTACTTACTCTTAATCATGGTCATCCCTTTTTTAAATCTCTTGCGAGTCGCCAGTTCTTCTGACTGCAAAGACATCAACACCAAGAGTCTTTGCCACACGAATAACCAGCCCTATCTCGCAGGTTTCTTTTCCGTTTTCAAACTCTGACACAAACCGCACCCCGACCCCAGCTACTTCTGCCAATTCGGCCTGAGTCAATCCATGTTTTGCACGGATAGTCCTGCAGTAGAGTCCGAGATTTGATGGAGTGTCTATTTTTTGACTTGCCTTTCCTATGAACCTGTTTGTTATCAGTGAGGTTTCTTGCTTGTCAATTATCGCTTCGAATTGACGAACAATGACGTCGTGCGGGCAGTTGAACCAGTCTCGAGAACTAGGAACCGCAAACTCCACCAAGGAGGTCCGGGCAATGCTTTCAACCGCGAAGCAATCGTCCACGCCCTTGAACCAGCGGAGTATTGATTCGCCCGGAAGCGTAGCCCGAATAGTGGCAAACCTTTCTTCGACGTTGCTTGTTGCACCAAGCTTTGACAGGCCCGGGCACCAGTCATTCGTAATGACGTAGACGTAAGACATCGTCAATTATTCTCCGGGTTGTGCTTCGACAGAATATCTCCGAAGACTTTCTCGATAAACGCCTCGCCTTGGCTCTTCTCGATTTTCTCGACGATGCCGTCGACCACCTTCAGAGCGTGATTGTTTATGTCGACCACGAACGGGTCGTCGAAGCGAGCGTCACGCCAGACCGCGAGAAAGCGGATATGGGCCAGCTGGAGCACGAGCACTGGGACCGGGCCGACCTTCTCGCCGGCGGGAATGCCCTGTTCGCGATTCATCTTGTTGAGCCGGTAGAGCTCGTAGAGAGTGTCGGCTGCTGATTCGGAAAGAGTCAGCGTGCCGAACGGAGCGGCGATTGACATATCGACCAAGTCGGTCACTTTTTGGCGAGAGGCCGGGTTCACACCGGGGTCGCTCTTGAGAGTCCCGAGCTTGTGCCCTGAGACGTAGACATTCCAGATTGGCGACCGCTCGCTGTGCTCGAAGCAGAGGACCTCGATTGTCATGCCGCCATAATAAACCACGTAGTCCTTCATTTTTCCCTCTTGAGTTTGAACTGCTGACCACCCCGGCCAGCTGAAGCAAATTATCTACAAGTCATTCGATTCCGTAAAGATATGCTTGGCCTTTTTTCTCCTACTTTTCCGGGAAATTTATTTGCCGCGTTTCGCCAGTAAATTCCTTTAGCCAGAACTGAATTGTTTTCGCGAGCCTCTTGCCGGCTAGTATCCGCTCTAACCTGTGCTTCTCGTTTCTGACCATTGTGTCGCAGGCCATGATTGAGCCCTCGACCGCGTCGCAGACAACCTCGGCAATCAAGAGCCGCTCTATCTCGCAGTAGTCGTCGGAGTTTGGAAGAACAAAGCCCCTGCCGCTATGCCCCTTCTGAATATGGTCACACGCCCAACCAACCAGCACGAGGCTAATCGTGGTTGCGTCGCTGATGCAGTCTGCTTGATTCAACCGGTCCCAGAGAATATCGCCTTCGTCTTTCGAAAGAACAAAAATGTTCATTGCAGTCCCTTTCGGTTTTGAAACTAGATATCGCGTCCGCCAATTTGAGTCACGAGCCAATTTTCTCCAGCGGCATACACGCTGCCTTTGTGCTTGAAGAACCCGCCCGGAGGGCAGCGGCTCTCTCCGAGATAGTCAGCAAATGACTGGGCCGATTCTTTGCAGGGGAACCAGTAGCTGTTGAACCACGAGTCGCCGTCGCCAGACAGCGAGGTCTTTGTCGGATACCAAGTGCAGTTTCCGTCCTCCGGGCTAATGGAAAGCAACCGAGCTCCGTTGTACTCGATGACCACTCCCTCTCCAGTTCCCTTCTCTTCCTGTTCGCGGTAAAGCTCCATCGCGGCCCGCAGGCAGGTCTTGAAGCTCGAGTGTCTCGCGACGGTTTTGCATTCTTTGTTGCAGTAGACCAAGTACATCGTTCATCCCTTTCTTGAAGTTGCAGGTTCACAAACCGTCGGGCCCCGTCTCCGAGACCCTCAGGCCAGCCAACTAGCACATGACCTCAAAAGCCTTCTTGCCTTCGTAGATGGTCTCGGTGATTTCACCAAGCATCCGGCCGTGCATGATTCCGCCGTTGACCGAGCGGCCCTCTACGGACTTCGCGACCTTCTTGGCCGCGGCCTTGGTCTTGACGATAACCCGGTCATAGCAGTGCCCCGGGTTGTACCAGAGAATGTCAGCCTCTTTGATACCGAAAGAAATCGCGGTCCAGTTCAGGTTCTCGTTCATGTCATCCCTTTCGAAGAATTGAAACAACCACCTCCAGCGACGTGCTAGAAGTTCTCATCATAGTACCGTTCAGCGAACCCCAAGCGTAGCCCTTTGCCCTGAGACTTCCAGCCGCCCTTGGTCAAGCGGAAGGTCCAGACGTAGCCGTTGGGGTCGTTCGTAATCGACCACTGCTGCTCGCCTGCAACGTTGCGGAAGGTCCGCTCCGCCTTGCATTCCTGCACCTTGATGGTCTTGCCTGACTTGCTGATTTCGATGACGTTCCCCGGGGTCCGGTCGGTCCAATGGAGAATCGTGCAGGCCATCCCAGCCTCTGGGGCTGGGTTCGAGCCGGTGAGAAGATGGTTAATCAAGCTGCCTGTTTCAGTTCCGAGCTTCATGTTTTCCCTTTCGTGTGACTGACTGTCTGAGAGTGTATTCGTCGACCAGTGGGCGACATTGGAGACTAAAACGGAATTTCTTTGAATTCTTCCGACTGCCGGTAGGCCTGTTGAGACCGGGCGTACTTCCGGGCTTGAATCTCCATCATCCGGGCCCGGTAGGCCGCGGGGAAGCGGACCTCGAGCTCCATGCAGCAATCGTAAGTATTTCGGAGGTGCCAGCCCAGCTCTTCGCTCGTGGAATACTCCGCGTGCTTGTACCAAGTCCTGCCGGCAAACCGGCCGTAATCGTCCTCGAGGTCCGAGACCAGCCAAACCTCAAACAAACCGCTCTCTGATGCCTTGCTCAT